ATCCTGTGTTAAATCTTTATAGACCATCAGTATCTTGTATTCGTAGAGTCTTAGTGTTAACCTCTAGAAGTGAAAGAGACGTTGTTATCTCAAGGTTTTCAATTCTATCTTCAAGAGAACCAATGTCTCTCATCGTATATCTTCTATTATCAACCAAGGTTATCTTGGCGTCTTGTGGATTGTAAAGATATGCTGGTAAGTAAATAGTAGCAATATCCATCGCTTCTTCAATGTTTAAAGAAGCTTTTGGTTCTAAAGCAGAAACTCCCTTAACAATAGAGAACTGTCCTAGTTTATCTAAAATTATTCTATCAACTCTTGGTAGATAGAATGAATATCCAAGTAAAGAACTTTCATTTGGAGTGATAGCAGAGTATGCTGTCGAAACTACAAAAGACCTAGTTCCATATGCAAATGGAGACTGTGATGTTGAAGTGAATTCAGATACTCTTGGTCTGAAATCTAGAACATCAGTCGCTCTTAGTCCATTCTGAAGTAGTGGAATATCATTTGTATATCTTTCAGCATCATATGAATTTACTGTAAAGATATCGCCTTGCTGATTGGTTGCTACATTATAATAATTGAAAACAACTAAAAGTTGTCTTGATGGTGCTGGAGTATTTTGTACTCTTACAAGTCTTGAATAATCATAATATTGCTCTTTTTGACCTTTATCTAAAGTAAATCTGCTTGTTACATCAAGATAACTTCCAACTGTTATCGACTGAATTGATGAAGTAATATTTGACTCTTCAAAAGTAACTGCTTCTCCAGAATCAAATTTTGATCCATTTAAGTAAACAAAGTCAACTTCATTACCAGAACTTGGTAAAGTTACGACTTGGGCAACTGCTCCACTGTTACTTCCAATAATTTTTTCACCAATAAATGCATTTGAGTCTAAACCTAGACCTGATGGGAAAGTTAGTCGATCTAAAATAGGTGTTGAAGTGTTGAGAGATTCATATACACATACGATGTTAACAACATCAGGAACATTCAAAGATATCTCATTATCTTCAATTCTTGTACCATAAAATAGACTTGTCGTTAAACCACTTACAGATGCTGTAGATCCATTATTAGTTTTTGTGATATTTAACGTTCTACTTCTAGCAAAAGTCTTGTTTTTGTTAGTTAGAACTTGCTTTCTTAAAGTTGTATTGACTGTTACGTTTGAACTCTGACTTGCTCTAAGACCATTTATTGTTATTTGAGTTCCATCAACACTTAAAACAAACTGATCTGAAGATAAGTCTTCAATAGTTCCATCAGAATAGAAAACTGAATATCTTTCAGCGTCATATGCTTCAAAGAAAGCACTTGAAATTCCTGTATTGGAAACTGTTATAGTTGCTGTTCCAGTACTATTGGTTGAAACTTCCCTAACTTGAGATGTTACAATTAAATTAGAACCAGATAGATTTACTGATGATATATTGCTTTGATTTAATTTTGTATAAAGACCAGACTTTTCTGTATTTTTAAAATCTGGAACTCCAAGACTGAAGGTAGTTGTTTCTGATGATGATGGTAATGTACCATCACAAACGCCATTAACTGATGGAACAGCACTGACCGTCATTGTGTATCCATCAGCAGAGATAGAAACAACTTTATTAAATGTGCTTACATTAGTAGATACACCAGTCTTTTGATATCTAATAATTGAATCTGTTTTTATTCCTAAGAAAGACTTACCTGGGCATGTAACTATGCCTGCTGAGTTTACAGTTATCTTATCTGTTGCATTGAACCCAAATGGAATTTTTCTAAACAGAGAAGAATCTGCAGAAAATGCGGTCTTCAGTGCTGGTGTTATACCTACAGCATTTTGATAAACTGATTTAATATCTTCGGTGGAGAATGCTCTAACTGAAACAACAGAACGAGCATTGACTAGAGTATCGTTGATTGTAATTTGTTCGCCAACAATAAACGTTCCAGATGTTTGAGTTAAAGTTAAAGTTGTTCCAGAAGGCGCAGTTACAACATATCCAGAACCACCACTACTCAAACCCTTTACATAAGAACCTACAGGACAATCGCCAGAGTTTAGGGATTGGTTAATAATCAACTCAGTATAAGTTTGTACATCAAAGAGATAAAGATCCCATGAAGATGATGTATTCTGGTATGCAGAATCTGTTAGATTGAATGTATATACTCTTGCATCACCAATTGCTGTAGTTCCAGATCCAGATACACCTTTTCTTTGATTGAAAAGTTTTACCGTATTTCCACCAGTGTGAATTCCTACGAATGGTGTACCAGATGTATTGTTGACTCTAAGTAAACTACCAAGTTCGAATGGTACAAGAGCAGTATTTACAGTTTGAGTATCTCTTGGTTTTTGTACATCTAAAATTGTCGATGCTGGAATATTGATATCATATCCGCGAACATATGCAGTTCCTGGGGAAACTTTATAGCATAATAAATCATCCGATGGTTCTGCACCTTGTTCTGTTTTTTGAGTTGGTAAATATATTCCTTCGTTCTTAATTCTATCGTTTAATGAGTTTAAAGCGGCGACTTCAAAGTTCTTGAGTGCATAGTCGCCAGACTCTTCATAAGTTCTTTTTGCAAAGTAGTCTTTTATAATTGAGTATACAGATTTGTCCTGTAACTTTTTAATTATTCCATTATCAATTCTAATTAATTCTACAAAGTTCTTATCATCAAAATCATTGATGCTCTTTTTAGCAAGAACTGTACTTATTTTTAATCTGTCTGCTCCAGGAGCTGCATAGTTTGAAAACCCTCTAGCATTATCATTTAAAGATGGGTCATCATTTGATGTAACAATTTCTTCTAAAATATTCAAACCAACTCTATATGTTGGTGTGTTAGAATATGGTTCTAAAACAATTAAAGAATTGGGAACATTTACAAAAGTTCCACGTATAAAGTAAACACCTGCAGACAATCCGACAGCAGAACCAGTTGTACATGAACCAGTATCAATTAAAGTTGCAATAGTGTCTCCAACATTAATTGATGTGTTTCCATACTGTATTCCATCGAGAAGGATAAGTAATTCACCATCTTCAAATTCAGTTGTCTCAAAATCTGAACCAGCAGATGTATACTTAACGTATAGAGTTACTTCCTCAACATTATCATTTGAAGGTAAACTGTAGTTTTTAATTACTGCAGTTACGCCAGAATTTTGCCCTTCAACTCTTATTCCTATAAGTTTATCGATATAAAGGGAAACATCTAACCCTAGGTGCTCTGCGTTAATTTTTACAGAATAATACTTATCATCAAATGTAATTGATCCAGGTATGACCATGGATCCTTCTTTAAATATATGACTACCAAACGATTCTACTTGATTCTGAAGAATTGACTGAAGTGTAGTCAGTTCTCTAGATTGAACTGGATATCCTGGTTTAAAAAGAACTCTGTAAAAGTTCTTGTTGATATCAAAATCATCATAATATGGATTAATGTTGAGATTAGTTTTCTGTGGCATTTTTTAAAATTCCAGGATAATTTTAATATCTTCTTTTTGGCGTGTGTTTCTAGAAATCAGGGGTCTATTATCCAGGTAAATAATTTCCCCTGAGCCTTTATTTATCTCTGGAGAAGCAAGACCGTTTGCAAAATTAACACCCAAGTTAATAACTTTAGTTCCTGTTGGATTAGTACTAATACCGGTAAAGTTAGTGTCTATAGAACCAGTAAAACCACTAGTTCCAGTTACTGCGTTTGCTGAAGATTGAAAACTTAAAACTTTACCACCGGTTGAAATACCAATGTAATCAGTTTGATCTAAAGTTGTTTGGTTGAAATATAAAGACCTGTCTTGAATATATTTCAGAACTTTCGTTTCACTATCATATGATGCTACATATCCAACAGATTTGCCGCCAGTCACATTTTGAGTTATCTTTTCTCCAATGGTTGGAGTTCCAGTAACAGAAGAAAACTTCAGCGAATATGTGGATGAAAACTGACTTTGAGTGAACGTTCCAGTTGATCCAATTGAAGTTGGATTTTTTAATATACCAACCTGTGCAAATTTCGTATCAATTGGAAAATCCTTTGTTGAGTCGTCAAATCTTGCATAAAGAATAACTCTATCAGTTCCCAATTCTTTGTAAATATCATAACCATGTCCTCTGGATGGTGGAATGATGGGTATCAGTTTTGCAAAGGAACCAGTTGAGTTTCCATTGATGGATCCTAAATCAACTAAACCATAACTATATCCTTTTCCACCAGAGGAAACTGTTGTGTTTGTAATTTTTCCACCAACAACATCAACAATAACTTTTGCTCCAGAACCATCACCTAAAATGTTTAGTTCTTGCCCTACACCATTTGAATAGTTTGCTCCAGGGTTATCAATATAAACTTTTTTAATTTGATTTGAGTTTACCGTAGAATCACCATTTTCTCTAACCGCTTGTATTTGAGAATCGGTTGATGTTGCCCAATCATTTGGAACAGTAATATATTCTGTAGAATCAAACTTAATAATATCTCCAGGAGAAATACTGAATAAGTATTTCCAAACGTATCCATCACCACTAGAACCAGCAGCAGATGGTTCTAAGTCTGTAAAAGTTGGCTCATCTTGTGAAGCATTTCCTGTAGTGTTGATTCCAGAAGAACCATTATCTACGCAGATATAAACTCTGTAGTCAGAGTTGATTACATAGTAGTTTGAATCATATAGTCTCGAAGACTGTGTAAATGGTGAAGGATTATTAGCACTGTAGTCATTACGATACATTTCATATCTTGTGCCTTTAGTCCAATCAATTCTCCTAATAACTCTCTTTACATTAGCAGTTGTTATTTTCTTACCAAACAACATCGTATCAGATGTATGTGCTTGATATGAAAAATTATCTGTAGGGTTAGGAACGTTTGTGTTCCAGGTTGTTGATCTACCAAAACCAACTTGTGTAGGATTGGGTAGCCCTACAAAAATGTAATAGGAATTAGAATCATTTTCAACAGATTCAATAAAGTTATCAGTATTTAAGATTCTAAACTGATCTGTTACAATTGCAGACATATTATTAGCTTTTTCCTATATTTATACTATACATTTGATCTCTTTCTAAGAGCACCAGTATCTCTAAGTCCAAATCCTCTTCTTTGAATGGTTGGGAATGTTGATAAACCAACATCAACTGTTAAACCAGAAACTCCAATAGCAACTGGAGAAGTGCCTCTGTTTATTCCAGAAAGTTTACCCCATGAATATCTTCCAACTGGAGAGGAAGAAGATCCAAAAGTAGAAACTCCAGATATGTTAGAATCTGATTTTACATTTACTATAATCTCAGCGTTTGTTGCTGCGGGTACAATGTTAGCAACAATATAAACATTATCAACATTTGTTGTTCCTATTCCAATAACCGAACTATCAAGATTGTTTATTGAAGTTAAACCATTTCCAACTGTTGTATCTTTAATTAGAATTGGATGTCCAGTTGCAAGACCACTAAATCCACTTGATCCTTGAACGAAGAGTTTTAGAGCAAGTGGATTACCTGAAGTTCCAGTTGTTGTGGTGATACCAGTTATAATTCCTGCAAATCCTTCAACTGTTGTAATATTCGTAACTTTCTCTACCTGAATGTCGGGATATGATACAATAACTTGTGGAGGATTGGATGAAGTGTATCCAAAACCTGGGTTAGTAATAACTGGAGTTGTTATTGAACCTCCAACAATGGAAACTGTTGCGGTAGCAGTGCTTCCTACTCCAACTCCAATTGTTGACGGAGATGCAATTTTAATGGTTGCGGAACCAGAGTATCCAGTTCCAAAGTTAACTACGCTCAGCGAAGAGATAGTTCCAGCGGTAGAAACTACAGCAGTGATTGCAGCAGATACTGGATCTGTTCCCTGAACAATCAGTCCTTCTACACTATCAATAGTGATAGAATAATTATTTTCTTCATAGTTGAAGAATGATGCATCATCTACAAATATTGAATTATCGGATGCTTGTACATCTTTAATGATTTTTGCAGTTGGATAAATTTGAGTTTCTAGTGAATCTCTTTCTTTGGAGACAATATCAAGGTTAATAACTTTGTCAACCTTTTGTTTAATCCAGGTTAGTGGTTTATAATATGTTTCATCTATTCCTTGAGCAGTATAAATTTCAGTTTCAATTTTATCAGACCCTGGAATATTAGATATAACTCTTTGATTCTGACTTATTGTTTGATCAAAGTCATTATTTCTGAAAACTTGAACCGAATCTCCAATTTTAACAGTTTCAGCAACGTTCACGAATACTGTATCATCACCTCTTGTCCCTCTGTAGAAGAAGATAGCAATATTATCTTCAACTCTTGGTGGATCGGTAAACACGAATGATGTTCCACCGTCGAACTGATAAGCAACACCTGGTTGCTGAATAACTCCATTAATGAATATTAATAGAACTGCATTAAGATCAATATTAACAGAAGTTGTATTTGATGGATCTTTTTCAAAACTCAACAGTTGACCATTATAATAAAGTGGAAATCTCTTTCTTTGGTTGTTTTGTAGATTCTTGATGGAATCGATGTAATCAAGTTCACCAAACTGCCAGAATGAGAATGAATCTGTGAATGTATCCAAGACAGTCAGTTCAAACTCTTGCAATGGGGCATTAAGTCCTCTAGCAGTAACTAAACCAACTGGTTTAAATACATCACCAACTTTAAATCCATATCCTGGTCTTGAAATTTTGAACGAGGATACTTCAAATAGTGTTGATCCGATACCAGTTGTTGAAATTGCTCCAACGTCTAAAGTTATTAGTAAGTTTGAACCAGTATCGGTAGTTGCTCCCACACCAGCTCTAGAAACGCCTATGACTGGTAAGTTTTCATAATTTGGTTCAGATACCAATATGCGTGGATTCGTGTATCCTGTGCCTCCAGAAACAACGTTAAACGTTAGAGTTCCACCAGCACCAACAGTTGCTGTGATATTAGCAGCGGTTCCTGCATGTCCAGTTTCAGTAACACCAATTGAAACTACACCACGATAACCAGAACCAACAATATCTGTCGTTCCAATACCAACTGAAGTGATAACTCCGCCAGAAACTACGGCAGTCACTGATGCTCCAACAAGAGGAGCAAAACCAGCACCAGAAGTAGAACCAAGAGAAACAATAATTCCTCCTCTTGGAAGTTGGTTTTGATTTACATCACCAGGAGAAACAATAATTTGCCCGTTAGTAGATGTTATTCCTGTAAATCTAACACTGGAAATACCAGACTGTGTTGATACATCATAGTTATTACCTGCATTATTTGATGTTGTTGGAGTTTGGAAAATATCATTTAAGAATAGAACTCCACTTCCAGTTTGAATTCCTGTAGTGTTTATACCTTGAACTGTTACTACGTAAGTTTGTCCAATACCAGTAAACTGATCAGATACATCATCATATATTACATTTGTAGTGTAATCATTTCTTAAATAAACTCTACCATTAAATGTTGTTTTTGGTACTGGTAAATTAGACTGATTTCTCCTTTGTCTTGGATTTCCTTTAGGCGCCTCAGTAAACCAAATTTTGTTATTTTCAATGTTATATGCACCTCTATAAATTTGAGCTAAAGCACCATTACTATGTGATGTTGCAGCACTGCCAACGTATCCCCGAGTAACTTCAATTAATGGGAAAGTTCCAACTCCACTAATTGGTCCAGTTGTAGTTGTACCTATTCCAACGTCAGTTACACTCATATATTCTTCGTCAATCTTTATGATATCTTTTGGTTTGATGGAAGAAATACCAGAAAGTGAGAAGAATGTAGCGGCTAATCCTACTTGCCCGTAATTATTTGCTACAGTGTATGATATTGGTACAAAAGTAAGTGGTTTTTGAACTACACCATTAAGTGATATTATGGTTTTTTCAAGTTTTTTGGACATCTCAAGAGTATGTGCATTACCAGTTCCAGATGATGTAAATGTTACAAATATTCCTGCAAGTGCATATTCTCTCTTAGTTGATAACTTAAATTGAGAATCATTTACTTTGATTGCATAAACTTTTGGAGGTAGTATTGTAGTTACAACTCCAACATAGTTTGCGGTTGCACCGATTCCAACTCCAGTAGCACCAACTCCAACAAACGAAGAACCTGGTTCATAATAGAGTTCTTCTCCAGTACTAAAGAAATGATTTGGAATTGTGAAGATGCCTGTAACTGGATTTAAAACACTTGAGGTTGCTGGATTAAATGTCTTGACGTATATTTGAGTTCCATCATATCTGATATCAAAATCGAGTCTGTTTGCTCTATTTCCATTAATTGCATCATAAGCAGATAGTTGAACAAGACTTGTTGCTGTTCCGTAGTCTAAGTTTTGTGGAGCATTATCATAATCATTTTCAAAGTAAATAATTTCATTAAAACTCTGTACTTGAATATTTGAACTAATTAATGGATCAGGATAGAACTTAAGATAAGTAGAGGAACCATTTATCTCTCCACCGAATGTTCCAATTCCAGAAGTGCTGCCTATTGATAGGAATGGATACTGAACTGTGTATACGTTTGAAGAATCTTGAAGCATCAAGACTTGATGTACAGCAGACGTATTTCCATATGAGACTCTTACAAGAGACTTGAGAGAAGATACATTACCAGTCGATACGCCAATAACACTTGTTGTTCCAGATGAAACAGTATATGATGACTCATATCTAGCACTGCTCTCACTACCATCTGGTTGTCCAGAAGCTAAGAATCTATATGTTCCTATACCAGTAGAAGTAGAACCAAATCCAACGATACTAGATCTTACAAGAACAACGTTACTTTCTGTATTGTAATAAGTTAAGGAAACAATTCCAGCAGAGATGGTGGAATCAAATGTTCCCATATAGTTTGAAGAATTTCCTTGAACACCACTACTATCAAAGTAAAAATCTGCCTGATATGTGTTTGTTCCGTCATGATCTAGTAGTAACTCAACATAGTTCATTTTTTCTGTAACAGTGTTTAGAATTTGAATGTTCGCATACAAACTCTGAACATTGTCTTTGTTGAAAGATAGTAGCGTTACAGTTGTTCCAATACCAACAGACTTATTAACTCCCGTGAGGTTTACAAATCCAACAGACTGTGTACCTATTCCATTTACGGAGGAGTTGAATCTAGTCTTCACCATTTTGATATCATAATCAGTGTCGTAAAAATCTGTAGGGGTAAATCTAATTGATTGACCTTCACTATCACTCTTACCACTAATTTCGCCTAGAGATATATTAGTATTTGATAAAGAACCTTTTTCTAAGACATAAGAATTTCCAGTATCTTTTAATACTGTAAATTCGTATATTTGACGATCTAGATTATTTGGATTTATTACTTGAATTAAATATCTTGAATAAGTATCATCTAAGAAGTCAATATCTACAAAAGTATCTGAATTTGATTCTCTGTTGGAGAATCTAGACTCAATATCATCAATAAGTAGAACTCTATTCGTTAAACACTTGATATAATCAGTTAGTTTTTTATTCTTGAATTTTAAGAACTTAGACTTCGTTTGATTAGATGATGTATCAATATCTAGAGTTAAATCGAAGTTATTGATAGCATCAACTCTCTTATTATCAATGATATCAAGGACAATCGTATCATTAGTTGTAGAAGCATAAGAAACTTTACTTCCAACTTTTGATTCTATTTGAGTATCTGAGAAATTCTTGAGACCAGAAGTATGAAGAAGACGATTTACTGGATCTATCATTTCATCATACTGAATTTTACTTCTTACTGAGTAAGATAGATTCTGATAATAATCGTTATCAGAGGTTACTTGATATGATTCATTTAATTTTCCAGTGTCACTTATCCAACCATAGTCTTGTCTTGTTGCATAATCAACTTTAAATTGACCTTTGTTCTCAGTTATACTCTTAACTGTTACAATGACTCCAGAATTTTTACCCTTTACCTTTTCACCAACTGAAAGTGTATATGAACCATTTACCTTAATATAGTTTCTTGTGCTTTCTGAAACGTATAGGTCTCTTTCGATATATCCACCCCCAGTGCTTGTTAAAAGTTTTTCACCACTGTTTAGAGTTGCAAAGGTTTGAGTAATATCAAAAACTGGATAGTTATTTCTAGAAACGATTGAAGCATATCCCTGGTTTGTTTTTGCAAAACCAGCATTTGTTGCAATTCCTGAAAGACTAAACTCTACAACAGCTGGGTTCGTATTTGTGTAGGAACTTACTCTAAAGAATTGATATCCATAATCTGCCGAATTGAATCCATCACCAGCAGTACTATCTTTTTCAATTCCTTCAACAAAAATTTCTTCACCAATTGAGAAAATATTAGTTGTAAATCCTAAAATGGGAGTAGAAAGAACACATGTTACAATTCCAGCAGGTGAAGATGTAATCGAACTAATTGAAACTCCATTACTGTTGTCTATCGCAATAATTCTTTGTTGAACAGAACTTAAACCATATGGGTTTGAAATAATTTTTACGGAGTTTACTGAACTTCCAGATATCGTGCAGGATAGTGAGGTACTATCTACAACTTCTCCCGTTTCTGGATCGACAATTATCAGATTTGGTGCCGAAGAATAATTTTTACCACCGTCAGTGACCAGTACATTTGAAATAGTATTTGATTTTTCAGTAAAGATAATTGGTGATACGTAAGCTTCTGGTCTGATAGTCTTATCAGAAGAATATTCAAAACCAGCATTTAAGATTCTGGTTTTATTAATCTTACCAATTGTGGTTGAGTTTGCAATAATGTTTGCATTTTCTCCACTACTTGATGAGAACCCAACAAACTTAGGCACTTTCTTATAGTTGTAACCTGCAAATATAGTTTTTAATTTACCAATCCCTCCAGAAGTTGTTCTAGATGAAGTTGTGTACTTTAATACATCGTGTTGGGTTGGATATAACGTATTTCTTTCTGGTGCCTTGGATAGTGCAATATTAAACGTGGTTGTTCCTGTTCCGGTTACGGTGTAAGTGCCATTATAAGCACTATCAACAAATGAAATTTCAGAATGATTTCTAACTTCAGTATCTGAAGTGCTCAGATATCCAGACTTTTCTAGAGTATAATAAAGTTTGGAAGGAACTCCATCAGAATACTTCAGAGTAAACGTTGCACTGGTTGATATACCAATTGTTCCTACTCCAGAAATATTAAACGTTGAAGTGTTTCCAATAGATACAAATTCATCATCAAAATTCTGATCATAGAATATTTTTAACTTTCTATTTTGCAGTGAAGAATTTGAAACATTGAAAACTAAGTCCGAGTTTCTAACAATTGGAATTTGTGGATTAACCAGACTTATTTCATGTCCAGAACCTCCAGCACCAACTATTGAAATGGTATTTGGATATTTTAAAGTTGTATCATAATAAGTATTGGATAATTTTATTGTACTATCATCAATTTTGTAAATAAAATATGTTCCAGTTTGAAGTCCAGAAGCAACTAAGTCAGTAGAATTATAGAATATTTTATCACCCGTCTTTAGATTAGATGCATCAATTGTTATCTGAGAAGCACTGGTATTAATTCCTGTTGAATTAAATCCGATTGAGTTGACTAAAACTTTATCATATTCTTGGTTATACTTAATTCTTACTGAACTGGAGTTTCCTATTCCGGTTGTTACATTAGGATAAACATTAAGAGTTACAATATCTCCTATCTGCAAACCATGTGATGTTGAAACAGAAACTGTTGACTTAATTTTTTCAACTTTTCCAGTTACTTGAGTTAGATTGCTAGTAATATAGTATTCATAACTATCAGAACCATTGGTTGTAAATGCTACACCTTCAGTGTTTGTAGTTAATCCAACAGCAGTTGTTATTCCAATAAAATCTTTTGATTTATTGATAACATAAACTGTTTGTGAAACTGAACTTGGTAGGTTGAATACTGTAACTCCACCATCAACAGAACATAAGAATGAAGAAGTTCCATCTTTTTTAGTGAGTGTAACTTGCTGTCCAGATTTAAATGGATGATTTGGTAAATAGATGCTTCTATTCAATATAGAAATATTTTTGGATGTTTCACCTACGGTGTTTATAATTGTAGAAGAACCACCAATAGTTGTTCCAACACCTACACTTTGTTTTGGATTGAAGTAAACAATATCATTTACACTTGAGTCAAAATAATTTGCATTAAGTGGTATTTCAATTTTGTTTGGTATTACGTTTACTTGACTCGATGCAGTGTGTGCTACACCAGTGTCTGATCTTCTTACTCTTAGAATAGATCCTTCATTATAAACATTAAGTACTCTTAAAGTTTCAGATCCACCAATTCCAATTGTAATAGTGCTACCAACTGAAACAGTAGATGGGATGTTTGAGATAAAGATATCTTCAATAGTTCCCGGTGCGACAACTGCACTAATATTTTTTACTAAGTTTACTCTAGCAGTCGTAACTCCTACCTTGTGAGTTCTATCTAATTTGTATATTGATGTCGATAAACCTGAAATACTTACATACTCATTATCGCTTATAGTGTGGAATGGTGAAATAACTGCTTCTACAGTCTCCTTATCCTTCCAAACAAAGACTGAGTTGTTATAAGTTTCTACGGAAGTGGAAACATTAGTAATTACCTTTCCTTCAACTTCAGATATTTCAAGACTTAAACCATTTCCACTTGTGTTTGAATCATCAAAGATAGAAATTTCTCCAACACGATATCCATCACCAGGTTCATCAATTGATACGGAAGTAACTGAACCTTTGGTTACAGATTCGATTAAAGTTTGTTGTGTAATAATTTCATTTGATTCCACTAAGAAATCGTTATCAGCATATCTATCACCAACTTTATATGGGAACGTATTTCTTATCAGATCGGAGTTATTAAAGTCAAAAGTTTGATTTAAAATAAAGTTATCAGTATTAACTACCGATCTATATGAATCACCAACAAAGTAAGGATATGCTGGTTTTAAAGTGTTTGTTGCAGTATCTGTTGCAATACCAACGAAGTAAGCATAAGTTCCATTAGGAAATTCTGATGTTTTGCAGAATCTTCCATTGTGAACATCTAAGTCGCCAGCATTAGTATAAACATAGTCTTCTACAAAGAAACCAGCATCAAAAGAACTTGGTCTATTTTCAACTCTAGACGAATCTAAAACATATCCACTTTTTAACAATCTAATACTAGATGAAATGTTCTCGGGATCTGAAAAACCATATGGACCATAGATTGGATTTCCATCATATGCCCATCCAATTATTGGTGAATGGGATGACCCAGTATCGCCAAAATCACTTGCAACAGTGTTTGTAGAATAACCGACAATAGAATATTGTAAGTTATTTTGAGTATCGATTAGAGTATCTTCCGAGTTTCTATACTGTTCATTTAAAGTTAGAGATCTAATAGAAGGATCAATTATTGCTCCAGAACCTGCCGCAACTACATTAATTTTGGTTGTTTCTTGATTATAGTTTGTTCCTGAGTTAATAACAATTACACTTACTAGTTTTTGGTTTGATATTACTGGTCTTAATACAGCGCCAAAACCATCGCCAATAATTTTTAAATTGGGAACTGAATAATACTCAGAACCAGAAGACAGAACCTGAACTTGAATTATTTTTCCATTCTTAACAATTGGTTCTACTTCAGCATTTTTACCATTCTTAATTCTAATTTTTGGTTTTTTAACAAAGTTTAGAATGTTTGAACCATATCCTGTTCCTTTTTCATACAAATATGCATCAATAAGTTGTCCTCTAATAACTGGAGTTGCAGTAATAATACCAACAACCGTGCTACCGAACGAAACATTGACGTTTATTTCAATATTTGGATACTTAAAGATTTGATATCCAGTTCCAGTAGAAGAGAACTTAACGTAGTTCTTTCTTTCATAATTTGAAACGATTGATGCTCCAATTCCAGCATTTGCTACTCTGAAGGAGTCATTATCTATTTTTAAGATATAATATGAATTTTCTGTAGATAGACCAGAAATTACAGATGGTGAAGTTACACCATCGATTGATGAAATATTATATTCAATAATATCACCATCATTAAAGTTGTGATTTTTAAATATTACACAGTCTCTTTCAGAAGATATACCTGTTGGTTTTACATATAAGTTTCTAGATTGATAACCACTACCAGGTTCTATAACTTTAATTTCTCTTAAAGTATTCTTCTCAAGAGTTCTAAATTTATGAATTCCTGTTGTATTTTCGGTAGTAAATCCAACAGTGTTTACTCCAACATAATAATCACTAAAAGTCTGATATAACTTTATGCTACTTGGGTTAACGATTTGGACATAATACTCAGAACCATTAACCAGAGTTTTATTTCCAATTCTGTTGAAAACATTATCAGGAGGTCCAAAGGTTCCTATTCCTAGACTTTGATTTCCATTATTACTATAAATGATTGACTGTCCGTTAACAAAATTATGATTTGTTGTAAATGTTATAGTTTCATCTGTGGCGTCTATTCCACCACCATAAATTGACTCTCTAGCATCAAATTCAATTTCTCTATATCTTTTTGAAATAACTGGTTGTAATGTAGCACCACTACCATTACCACCTTTAATAGTTGCAGAAACAACGGTTGAAATGTCAAAATCTTGTGGATCAACTAAGACAGACTCTACAGATCCACTTACAACTGGTTTAACTAAAGATCTTGTTCCTGTTGTAGGAGAGTCAACTTCTATGTAAGGAGGGTTGAGAACATCATAACCAGATCCAAAGTTTACAACATTGATGCTCTCTAAAGGTCCATAATAAATTTTATCATTTGTTTTTGGACTTACAATTTCAACACCATTAATTAAAAGACCAACTCCACCAGGTACAGTTTTTTCTGACTTACCACGTGCAAAATTAATCTCTAAGGGAAACTTTCTGAGAAGTTTTTGCGGACTTATAATTAAGTCCTTATGTCTTGCTAGGATAAATTTGTGGAATCCTGATCCAGACGATAGATTTCCAAATTCTAAATATTCTACTGTTCCGATAAAGGAACGAGAAGTGTATAGTTTAATTTGATTTTTTGAAGTTTGTACTTCTACAAAATAACTGTTTCCAGAGACCAAACCAGGCATTGGTTCTTTTTCTGGTCTGTAAATTATTTCATCACCAGTAATGAATGGAACGTTACTGGTAAATGAAATGATGGAGTAGTTTAAAGTTGTTGAATTAAAACCTTGCAGACGAGAACCACTTGCTTCACTTATAGTAGCATCTGAAATATTTTTCGTAATAGTATAAGATGGTAATGAGTTTGAAGCTACATAACCATACTTTTGATCACTATAAACATTTTGAATGTTTGCAATTAACTTATCATTACCATATTCTAAAGAAGATCCAGTACTAGAAGATTTCTTTATCTTTCTTCTAATATCATAGTCTAAAGAAACTGATGGTGTAAAAGTTCCAAGTCCGTTCAGAATAATTTCTTTTGTTGTATTGTTAATAACAGAAACTGTTGCTCCAGAAACAACAACATTTTGAGTCCCTCTAACAAGAACTTCAATAGAATCACCAACTTTAAGACTTGACTTATCAATATCACTTAATAAGGTAAATGTGGATCCAGATATTGCTGATACTTGATATCTTGAACTTGTGTTATAAATCCAAGAATTTGCAAAAGTTTCTTTATAAGTTCTATTTTCTGATGGATTTTTGATTGATTCTCCAACGTTTCTAATACCAATATACTCACCTTCACTCGCTAAAGAGACATCTCCTACTGGAACAAACTCAGAAAGAACACCGGTGATTCTTATCTCAACCTTCTTAGTTTGATCCCCATCTTCATAACCAAAAACAACTTCATCTGAACGAATGGCAGATGTAGTATTAATTACGTTACTAACACCCGAGCATCCAAAAAACTGGTTTATACTCTTGTCTAAGTAAGAAATTTTATTAGAACCACTAATAAGAACTCCTGTTTGTCCAAAACCAATAGTTGAATCTACTGGAATAATGGATGAACCAACAGATACAGTTTCTAATACCTTTGTATTTCCAGGTATAGTAAATGTTCCTTCAGTTAAGTCATTATCATTATATCCAACAAATAAAGATATCTTGTAGTATGTTTTATTATTTCTTGTAATAATTTCAACTTCAGATACAGAACCTTGTGTTCTTTCATCGGTTGATTTTTTAATAGTTTGACCAACTAACTTGAGTGGATCTCCAGATATTCTCTCTGCAATTATATTTTCTCTTCTAGAAAACTTTGCACTCGATGGTTTTGTAAGTAATTGTTCTAGATCAATTACTTTTACATCTTCATTATATAAAACTCTAAAAAGAATTTTAAAAGACTCTTCAGTTCCTTTTGATTGATATAAACTCTTTGCTTCTTTAATAAAATTACTTACATCCAGGTTTGACGTTAATGAAGTATTCTCTAAACCTGGAACAAAAGTATATTTAATTTTATTATAAAATTCTTGTAAAAATAGAGAACTTAAGTTATTTACCCCAACACCACTAGTATGAATACCAGCCGCGGAAGTTGAAAAAACAAGTTCTTCAGGATTATTTACTTGACGATATGAAGTAATACCACTGAAACCACGAATACATCCAGTAAAACTATTTGTTGTTATACCCGTATATGTAATAATTTCATCATCAATCTTAAGAAGACCATACTGATCTGGAAATCCTTTAGTAGAATCAACTACAATAGTTCCTGTTAATGAATCTAAAGTATTTTTTAAAGTTGTTGTTCCACTGATAACCTCTGGAGTTAAGTTATCAACTTTTAAATATTGATCTAAGTTCTCAGCAATATCAATTGGACCACCTTGATATTCCTGTGAGATATAATATTGCTTTAAAAAATCTGCAGCCTTTGGAGATTCTGATAGTAAAAATTCAGGTATTTGATTTTGAACAATTTGCTGAATCTTAACTCTTACGTCAAAACCAGTTGCGATCATATTTTATTTCCTCTCCAGTTCTCCGTTAGAGTAGCTTGATGTATAGTAATCTCTTGTAAAAGTGACTCCAGAGATATCTTCTCCGGAAGAAATAACATCCTTAACCATATTTATGGTGCTATCTGAAATACTAAAACTTAGATACAAATCACTCAGACCAACAACATCATTTGACTCAGGATATGCTTGTACTTCAATAATATTATTTTCCTTTTCAGTTGAGGTGATGTTTATTGTGTTAATGATGATCTCACCATTTGCATAGTCAATCGTTCCTGCAGAAGCAATAATAACTCTATACTCACCATCATTCATGCGTTTTACAACAGATAAAACACCTCTTCCGCTACCATCAAGAGTACCGGTTGAAGTCTTATTTGGAACATCAGTGAAGTAAACTAGATCAGTGTTTCCACTAATATAGAATCCTGTACTCTTGATGTTATATCCTTGAGAATTAATGTGGAACTTATTTCCATAGCACAGTTCATATTGTGCAAACTGGTTGACGAGTGCCTTTAAGTTTCTACGTATTCTGACTTTTGTAATGTTGGAAGTAATCGAACGGTCAGCATTATCAATAATCTGTAGAATTTTACTGTACTTAAATCTTCCACCAAACTTGTTCAGGTCAACAGAAGATGCATAGGTGTTTAATGCATCAACAGCAGTTGCTTTGAGACCACTGACGTTTGAAACTTGAGGTGAATTGTAGTAGATTGAAGAATCAATTTCAACATAAAGAATCTTAAGATCGATAATTTCTTGGTTGATTCCTGTAAGTGAATATTGCTTTAGTTTTGAAAGAATAGTTTCTTTATCAAAGTCTGAGATAAAATCACCATTCTTTGGTTTGATACTAATTAAAACTTTTCCAAACTGTGGTGGACTCAGTTCTTCACCACCAACTACAGAAACAGACTCTGTGTTTGGATATATTTGTTGGATAATCGCTTCATAGTCTCTTGAGGTCACTGCTCTGTACTGAGCAGAATAAAGACGAGGGGCAAAATATTTAATGGATGATACTGGTTCAATTTCACCACCATTCATTGCACCTTGAACAGTAGTTAATGTTACTGAACCAGCTGGAATTACAGAGTTGCTACTTGAATCTCTGAACGTTCCAGAGAAACTAAACTCCGATGGACCATTTCCATCTTTACCATCAGTAATAATGTATGTGACTGTAATGATTGAACTATTCTCTAACTTCTTACCAAAAATACCATCACCAAATAACAGTTCATACTTCTCATCCTGAACTTCTTGAAGTAGATAGATTTCAGATGTTCTCTCAATACGAATAATATTATCTACCTTTTGATATTCTCTACCAAGACCACTATCTGATGGTCCCTTTACATAGACAACAATGGATGAAGTATCAATGAAAGAGTTATCGAGAATAAATCTCTGATCCAGTGAACCATCAACAACAAACTGTTTTGTTAAAAATGTTCCCTGATAGATTTCAATAGGACTTGCGGTGGTTCCAAAGGTCGCAACACCACCATTGATGGTAGTAGAGACGTTTTCTGGAATAGAGAAGGTATATGTGCTCTCATTCGCTGTACCAACGCACACTAGACCCGCCTGTAGCGTGAGTGTAGGACTTGTAGCACTAGTTGGTACACTAATCGTTACATGTGCCCTTGCTGCCGTTCTAGAGCGTGGTGTGTAACCGATATTTCTTGCAAGTGAAACGACATTTTCTCTTAAAGTTGCTGAGTCTAGAAAAGACTCATTCACAACCATATTTGAGTTAAATGCTGTGATATATGTATTATACGCTAGAGTATCGATTAAAACAGAAAAGTTAGAACCTTCGAAGTCAAAGTCAGTAAAGTCTGAATTTGCACGAAGATAATCTTTTATCGATGTTTTAATCTGATCAAAGTCTAGATTTGTAAATTTAGTGAAAGGCATTTTATCTGGTTGCCTCTAATATAAACGTAAACGCTTGTGTCGGAACATCTTGTCCAATAATATCAAAGACAACAGTCACATTAAAAGTATTTTCATCAGGTTGAGGATCGACCTCTACCTTAACGTTTGTGACTCTTGGTTCAAAATTACGAACTGTCGTCAGAATTTGGTCTTCAATGATGGATGCAGTACCATAATCAACGAATTCAAAGAGACTTGAACGTACTTCAGAACCCAACAAAGAGTTAAAAAACCGCTCTGTTGGGATAGTCTCAACTAAATTTCTGACTGAACGACGAATTGCGTTCTCATTTTTCAAAATAGGCAGGTCTTTTGTCACAGGATGAGGCTCAAAAGACAAACTAATGTCCTTAAATGCCCTTGATACTCTGGTGACTGCCATTTGGACGTGGATTTTCTCCCATTATTTATAGGTTATTTCCAAGGAATCCCATAGTTTGGTTCAGTTCCATACTCCCAATCATCATAATCTTCATCATTCCGAATGCGTTCATGGAGTTCTTCTTGTTTTTTGAGGTTATGCTTTGGTGCAGCATCGTGCATGACCTCTTGAATCACTCTTTTTGGTGGTGTATTTCCATAATCTGTAACTAATCTAGCAGTACCCCACATTTCTCTCATGTAGTTGGGGTCTCTATCGACTGGTAAGTTCGACATTTTAGCTCCTGTTTTAAGTGAATAAAACAGAACTTTTATAAAGGAGGTTGCTATCTCCTTATGTTTATTTAACGCTCAACTTCACGGAGCATGTAGGAGTCGGAATTAAGGTATTTAAGTATCTCAAGAGCAATCAAACGTGGATTTCCTTCTCCACATGTGTAGACATCGACTGCTAGACATCCATTCTCTGGCCAAGTATGGCAAGACACATGACTTTCTGCAAGTGCAATCACTACCGTACAACCTTGTGGTAGAAAACAATGGGAAAATGTGTTTAAAATGGTCATCTTGGCACGGTTGATGCCTCGAATCATTGCATTCTGAAGCGATTCAACGTCATTAATCGCTTCAAAATCCACATTGTACACCTCTAGGAGCAGGTGTTTCCCCATCGAATGCTGTTTCAACTCAATTTTGTGCAAAGAACCTATTTATTTTACTTCCAAATTTGTAATTTCGTACATATAGTGGTCAGATGTTTCTATTTTACGTTTATTTTCGACTGAGTATATGGTCAAATCAATTTCATATCCAGGATTTTTATCAATTCGATTAAAAGTCCAAGCATTATCATACCAAATAATACGATTATTTGGATATGCATAATAATTTCCAGTCTCAACCTTGAATAAATGAGCGCATTTATGTTCTGGAGTCTCTGAAAAATTTAAATCTGGAACACCTTTATTTTCCCATGACCAGTCTAAGGTAAACATATAAGTCCCAACAACTTTTTTTCCATCAGGACGAATAAGTTGTGCTTGTAACCCAGAAAGACGAGCACGTTTTTGGACATCAATATATGGAGAGAAGCAGTCCCAGTACATGATATCTTCTAAAGGTTCAATAGGAGCATCTGGTTTCCAACAAAAGGCGTGAAGAGGACGCCGAGTCCAATTCACGCCATTTTCTAAAAATGCCTCAAATAGAGGAACTCTTTTTTCAAGACTTGCAACACAATGCACGTCACATTTGGTTACTTCACCATGTCCTTTTTGTTTATTAAACAGAAACTCATTACGAATATAACAAGACCAATCTGGTAGACTATGGTTTAAGTATGCCATTTATCCCTTACCTTGTCCTCTATATTTCTTTCGAGCTCCGTTGCGAGAAGACGCGGCATACTTCGTTCCCATTCCCGCGCCTTGGCGAGATTTCTTAGGAGAACCAGGAATATAAGAGCTATTCTTATTTAGTCCACCCTTTACTTTTGCAGCCATACATTATTCTCCAATAAAATTTCAGTTTCAAGTTCTTCAGGACTTGGAGAACCTGTCTGATAAAACTCTATCGACAGATCCTCCATGATATTGAAATATTCTTCTTCTGTAAGACTTGTATAAATTCGTCTTCCTTTACAAAGAATATTATAGCGTTCGTTAGCCATCTCAAATGATTCTTGTCTTCTCGTGACCAACGCGAACGCGAGGATCACACCAGATTTCAAAACCTGCTTCCTTTGCATCCAAACAGAATGATACGTCTTCTCCACACATGTCCTGAACCTCACCAGATTCAAAGACTTGCATCTTCGGTGCAAACCAAGGATACTTCATTTCAGAATGTTCAAAGACTCCATGCTTAATCAGCAACCAACCAAAACCTGCATAATCTACAGTGAAAGGTTTCCGACGCTTTGAAATACTTTCAACGGTTTCATGATTCATCACACCACCATTGTTACGGAAATCATCCTCTTCCATCCAATGAGCAACTGAAGTTGTATGACCATCTTCGGTAGCATACCAACCAGAAGCAATGTCTGTATCCATGAGAACCAGTTGCCAAAACTTCTCAGTATTGAATACAATATCACTATCAATCCATAGTTGCCAGTCATAGTTCAGTTTTCCATCCCAAGGAACCTGATCAGGTCCACGTAGAACGTTCGCACCAAGACATTTACAACGTGCGAAGTTCACCATTGAAGAGTAGTCTTGAGAGATCTGAATACTTGCACCTGCTTGCACTAGGTCAAAACACAGTTGTACAAAGTTCTTTAGATAAGTGTAAGAAACACCTCTACCAGGTAAACAAAAGACAACAGACTTGCCTTTGACCATTTCTCTAGCCAGGTTGTAGTCCCATTCAGGTTCTTTTGCTACAACGGGCGTTTTTGCTTTTACGGTAAATCCTTTAGCCATATGGTTAATAATTTTACATTCATATCATACAGTATTATCTAGTCCTTGTCAAGATATGATGATTCACTCATCACGTTCGGTTAAGACTACATCCGTACCTTCAATCTTAAAAGTTATCTCAGTATCTTCATACCATGATAACTCATTGACTATTGTTTCTGGAATAACCAAAAAGTATTCCCCTGTAATTGGATCGACTTGTAGGGGTTGAAAAATTTCTCCGGAGTTTTTTTTCATTTACGGTAATATAAGATCTTATTTTGTTTTTTTATATAGAACAATAATGATCTCGCTATCGTAACACTTTATAGCCTACAGGGACCCATCGATTTTATAAACGCGGCGCCGCACCCTTATAACCCCCCACGCGCCCCGCGCCACGGCGGGCGACGGCGACGGGGGACTGCTGCCCACGAACGCACGCATAAGGTAGGGGGGTCACCCCATGCGCTCTGCCAGACGCTCACGGGCGGCGGCGATGCGGTCTGCTTTTGCCTGACCAGCGAAGCGGGCAGCGTTGGCGGTCTTATCGCCAACCCACTGGCGCCCCAGAGACTGAACAGGGTTCAGAGTGCCCATGCGACCCGCGCCGATGGCAATGTCGGTGCCGCTCACGAATGAACCCTTGCCAGTGTCGTGAGTGCCCAGGGCGGAACGACCCGAAGAACCATCACGGAACCACAGTTCGCCCTTACGGGGACCACGGGTCTTGAGGCGGGTCACGGTGTAGGTCACGGTCATGGGTTGGGGTTGGTTGCTGTGTGTATTGTACAGGGTCGGCGGCAGGGGGTCAACCCCGCCCCGCGTGTGCCTCAGCGTACTGGGCGGCGATGACGGTGGCGGGCAGTCCCCAGTGAATGTAAGCGGATGGGCGGGAACCGTTCTTCAGTTGGTCGGCACGGGAGATCCATTTGATCTGACGGGTCTGGAGGTCAGAGCAGGCAGCGAGGGGGAAGCGCATCGGGTTGGTTGCGGTTGAGAGTATTGTAGCACGTA